TACAAGGACCTCACCGAACTCTGGCATCGAGAGGCTGAGACAATGGTGATGGCAACAAACGAGGAGATAGACTTTGTCTCGGGACTGGACGTGATCCGCTATGACAACATGGTCGGGTGTGACTCGATGGCATATGACTTCGATCTGGGTCGTGATCTCTGGCTCAATCGCCAGCGTTTCACCGTACTCCAGCGTGAGTACTTGGACTTGGCGCATCTTGAAGGGTTCCTCACACGGGCAAAGGAAATTGGTTTGGGAGGTGTCAAGCACGGCGTCGTTACATCTATGCCCTTCAAGGCTCAACAGCTTCGTGCAAAAAAGCATAGATGGGGTGGTTGCATGTCTTCGCTTTGCTTCCGCATGTCGAAGGAAAAGCAACCCGTCCTCATCCTACAATCTAGAGTGACCTACATAACTTACATGGGAGGTGCAGACCTTGCTCTTTGTCACGTTATCGCTCGAGAGATTGGAAAGAGGATCGGTAGGGACCCATCTGAGTTTGCGTTTCGATGGGCTTGTGCCTCACATCAAGCTCACTCGTTCAAGGGCATCCCTTACCTCTTCAGGTCGGGTCTGTGGCCTCTCATTGTTGATCCTGAGGCGCAGATGGAGTATCCTGATGGGGATTACCCCGCACTACGCCTTATCCGTAAGTGGGGTAGAGTTATCGTGTCCAAGTATGAGAATGGTGAGGACCTAGAGACAGAGAAGTACGGGCCGCTCAAACGTGTGCGGCGAAGATATACAGAGTGGATGAACGATGAACCCCTCCCGAAGTGTCCAATCAAGACCCTCAACCTTCAACCCCTCCGCGAACGCGGCTAAAAACGAACACCTCCACAGGGTTGATCGAGGATCGACCACGTGCGACAATGTATGCACGTACAACGCGAAAGGAGGAAACCAATGGTAAAGGTAAAGCAAAAGGGTAAGACAAGACCTAAGTTCTCCATCGAGGATCTGATGGAGCAACAGGTTCAGAACATCGACGAGGCAATCGAAGCGATAGACCGTCGCCTTGCTCCATACAAGGCGATCATCATGGAACGAGAGAGACTCGTTCGTGCGCGTCGAGCGCTCGTCACCACGGGCGGGGTTACCGGCAACGCTGGGACCCGTGTCACCGTGGAAGAGGTGTATAACTGGTTCAAAGAACACCCGGGCGCAACGACGTCTGAGGCAGCTGAGCACTTCGGAGTTGCACTTTCAACCATCTCATCCCACACGTACCGCAACAAGGACAGGTTCATCAAGAAAAACGGAAACGTGTGGGCGAGGGACCCCGAGGCGGGTATCGACACCGCTGAGGACGTAGAGGAGTAGTACTACTACAAGGAAGGAGAAGTACCATGAAACTCAGATACCTTGTCGCCCTCGCGGCGGCAACGCTAGCCATACCAGCGACGGCAAGCGCGGACAACGCGCATTGTGTCCGACACTCGGGCAACGATGCGAACTCGGGGCTGGTGATCTACTGCTCGCCGACTGTCAGCACCGGCTGGTGGCAGACGCTGACCCACGGGGCACTCGCGTTCGGTCCTGTAGAGGCGGAAGCAGATGCGCCCTACAGCGAAGCGGTGCCCGCCATGAACACATCCGAACTCATGCCCACGCGGGCAGCGGATCGGATCACCGCGACGGGCACTTGGCGAGTGGACGGCGGGATCATCGAACGGGTGGACTTCGCGTCCTGTCCGGTGATCGAACATGGTGGACCGACCTCGCCGCGCTACAACCTCGGCATCGAACTACCGCCGTGGATCGTGCAGGGGCGGGGTGGTCCCTACCCGGTCGAATTGAGGGAGTCCTTCGCCGCAACGCAGTTCCTCGGCGACACATTCCCTGCCGGGTGCGTGGCGCAGATGGAACACGAACAGCACGAATACAAGACCGTCTGCGAGCTTGAATGGGGAAGCGAAAACCCATACGGGCGCCCGCAGGGCCTCGAAGCGGGATCGGGGTGTGGACCTAACTTCACGCCGCATACGGAACCAATCTCGTTCATCATCGGACCAGCGAGGTACCACGGATGAGACACCGCAAAGCAGAAGCGGTTGCGCTCATAGCCCTGTTCGTCTCCCTCGGGGGAACGAGCATAGCGAGCACAGCCTACATCATCACCAAAACCAGTCAGATCAAGCCGTCCGTCCTCAGGCAGCTGCGCGGCAATAGCTCGCGTGGGGCAACGGGTGCGACGGGACCAACAGGCGAACAGAAAGTCACAGTCATCGGCGTCACGGGTCCAACCGGCGAACGCGGCTACCCGGGCGCGATCCTTGTGCCCCCGCAGGCACCAGGCATCCCCGGTGAAACCGGCGCTAACGGAAGCAACGGCGCCACGGGAGCTCAGGGACCAACCGGACCATCGGGAGGACCCACGGGACCCACGGGTGCAACGGGCAAACAAGGACCACAGGGCAACATCACCAGCATCAAAGTGGTAGAAGGCGAAGCTAAAGGCGAAGGTCCGCTTGGTGCACAGGCAGTCTGCCCCGGCGGCTCTACGCTCGTGGGCGGTGGTGGATTCGTGTTTGCCGAACACGGACTAGCGGATCTGCAAGGTTCCTATCCAGAAACAGAAAAGAATAGATGGGTGGTGACGGCGGACTCGCTGCATGCCGGGCACTACGAAGTCATCGCCAGGGCGTTGTGTAGCCCATGACCCTAATTGGATTCGATTCGTTCTACCACGACATAGCATCAGATCTCATGTTCTCGGGGGAGAACGTCGAGGTGCCAACGTGGCAAGCCCTCCCAACCGAAGGTTTGCCACAAGGCAAAACCGTAGAGATCACTGATGTAACCATCGCCTACGAGATACCACACGGTCAGGAGGAACTACAACGAGACATCAAAGCAAATCAGCCCTTTGCAGAGGCACAGTTTCAGGATAGGGTCAGTGGGGAACCGTTGAACCCGCCCCCGTCACATGAGCTGTGGCCTTGGGCGCATCATAATCCCGACCATCAAAAGGAGGAGAAGTTCAGTCACTCATATCCCGAACGATTCTGGTCCAAGAATGCAAAGGTGCTTGCCGCGAACGGAGTGCGGTACCCGTGGTGGACGTATCCCAACGTGGGAGATCTCAACGACGTACTTGCCCTGCTCGCCGAGCAACCCACAACCCGACAGGCATATCTGCCTGTCTTCTTTCCCCACGACACGGGGGCAGTACACGGGCAACGGATACCCTGCACGCTAGGATATCTGTTCATGTTCCGCAGGGGGCAACTCAACATAACCTACTACATCAGGTCCTGTGACTTCCTCCGCCACATGAGGGACGACATCTACATGACCTGTCGTCTCGCTCAGTGGATGACGGACTGTCTGAGGGGGCAAGTACACGAACCCACCCACGAGGTGTGGGAGAAGGCAGAGGTTGGGCACATGACCATGCACATAGGGTCGCTGCACATCTTCAGAGGCGACCTGCCACAGCTAAGGAAACTGTATGAGCAGAATCACGAGACCTGAGTTGTATATGGGCGCTGCACAGCTATTCTCCCATCGGAGTACGTGCAGACGCGGACAAGTGGGCGCTGTCATTGTGGTCGAGGGACGCATAGTGTCCTCCGGCTACAATGGCGCCCCGCCGGGGATGCCACACTGTCTAGACGTAGGATGTGACACACCGCCGTCTCTCATACCCGGCAAATCAGCAGAAGTGGGGTGTCAGCGAGCAATTCATGCGGAGGCAAACGCAATCGCTTGGGCAGCGCGTTACGGCGTCCGTACAGAACACGGAAGTATGTTCTGTACGCACGCGATGTGTCGCGCTTGCGCGCAGCTCTGCGTCGCCGCAGGAATCCAAGCTGTAACGTATAAGGAGCCCTATCGTGACGATGGGCTTGAGTTCCTCGAGGAAGCAGGATTGGTGGTACTGCAACATGGATCAGATTCGTAGTCACCCGTCACAAGCACACCCGGAAATGAGGATTTTACGACTCCTCCAGGATGTGAGAATTGTGGCTGTAGTGGAAACCCCGCATAATGGTCAAGAGAAAGAACTAATCCTAGACTCAGTCGTCCGCCCCATCCCAATTCCGTACTCGGAGCAACCATGATGCCTAACCCCGACACGCGGGACGAGAAGTCCGCTCCATCGTCCGAATGGCAGGCGGGTTATGAAACGGCCAAGGCCGAGGCCGAACGCCGAGTGCAGGAGTTGGAAATAGCACTCACGCGGTTCATGGCGGTGTCAGAACTGCCGGGCACTCGCGCCGAGCTAAGCGACGAGACGGAGAAAGCCAAGTCATTCGCCCGCGCCGCCCTCGAAGCTGCGAGGAAGCAACCATAATGTGGCAGGACAAGATACGAAACCCCAACTGTACTCTCTGTCCGTTGCACGAGCAGGCCCAGTATGTCTGCCTGATGGGGACGGGGAGCAAGAAGGCAAAGATAATGATCGTCGGGGAGGCACCAGGTGAGAGAGAGGACGAGGAGCATGCGGCGTTCGTGGGTCCGGCGGGACAGCTACTTACGCAACTACTTGAGGAAGTTGGGATCTCGAGGGACGAGTGCTACATCACCAACGCCGTCAAGTGCAGACCCATGGACAATGCTACCCCCACGAGAGCGCAGGCGAACACTTGTCAACTGGCTTATGGTGGAAAGGAGGTGGACCGAGTTGAACCACAAGTCATTCTTGCTCTCGGTAACACTGCGCTCCAAGCGCTTACAAAGCGGTCCGGGATCACTAAACATAGAGGGAAAACCTTTTCCTACAGAGGGCGACTCGTTTTCCCTACAATCCACCCTGCCGCTGCCCTTCGTTCCGCTCACTATCTCCCTATGTTGCAAGCAGACTTCAGAAGTCTCGCTCGCAGAATTGGAAAGGAACATGGAGTACATGATAGAGAGATGGCGACGAGAACATCTATTGTCCGCAACACCGAGTCCCTCAAGAAGCTCGTCACCATCCTCCACCGAGCCCCCATCATCGCCTTCGACCTCGAGACGACAAGTCTTCACGATTGGGAACCCGATGAGACGATCGTTTCCCTCGGAGTCTCCTGGCGACCAGGACAAGCAGCAGTAATACCCCTGTGGCACTCGTCCGTTGTGGGCAAGTACGAGCACGAGTACCAAGCTGACCTGTGGAGATCGAACGTCCTCGCCGTGATGAAGAAGATCCTCGAGGACCCAGACAAAAAGTTCATAGCCCACAACGGCAAGTTCGACTGCAAGTGGTTGGCTAAGTACAACATCTACGTACCGCTGCACTTCGACACCATGATCGCTGCCCATCTGCTCGACGAGAATAGATCGAAGTCGCTCAAGCAGTTAGCCACACTCCTGCTCGACGCGGAAGACTATGACGTGGATGTGAAGGGTGCTTACGATATGTCCCTGCGTAAGCTCGCCGACTACAACGGGAAGGACTGCGACTACACACTGAAGCTCTACCACCTCTTCCGCAAGGAACTCAAAAAGGACAAACGTCTCGCCCGTGTGTTCCTCCGTCTGATGATGCCCGCGTCGGCAGCGTTCACCAGGCTTGAGGTGGGAGGCACATACGTCGATCCGACCCGCATCAACAAGCGGTACCAAGAGGCGCTCATCATAGTCAACAAGCTTGAACGCTACATGAACAAGTACCAACCAAAGGGGACCAGTATCAACTACAACTCCCCCCAGCAGGTGGGCCTGTGGCTGTTCAAGTATCTCAAACTCCCTATCCTAGAGAGGACAGACAAGAATGCTCCGTCGACTAAGGAGGCTGTTCTTCTCCGACTCGCCCCCAAGCATCGTGCTGTTAGAGCCCTCCTCAAGTATCGCAAGTGGTCCAAGTATCTGTCTACCTATCTACGCCCCTGGGAAGCAGGACGAGACACTAAAAGCCGTATTCACCCTTCTTATCGACTCACCGGAACAGTCACAGGTCGCCTCAGTTCTAACGAACCAAACCTTCAGCAAGTCCCACGTGACCCCTTTGTCCGAGGGATCATTGGAGCTCCGAATGGTTGGAGGTTTATGGAGGCTGATTATTCACAGATCGAGCTCAGGATAGCAGCGTGGATGGCGGGGGAGACGCGGATGCTAGATGTCCTGCGCAAGGGCGAGGACCTGCACACGAGCACCGCGCAGCGCATCTTGGGGAAGAACAACATCTCGGTCGATGAGCGTGTGGTGTGGGGCAAGCATCCTAACTTCGGTCTGCTCTACGGCATGTACCCCAAGAAATACAGAGAATACTGTAGAGACAACGGTGCCATCGAGATCTCAACGGAGGACTCAGAGAATGTTTATCGTCTGTTCCACGATGCCTATCCGGGTCTCCGTGCCTGGCACAAGCGTCAGATCCGACTCGCCCACAGATACAGGCAGGTACGGTCCCCGATGGGACGTATCCGGCATCTTCCTGATGTGGCAAATGCCAATGACACGGTCCGTATGGAGGCTGAGCGTCAAGCGATCAACTCCCCAGTTCAGAGTTTCGCGTCTGACCTCATGCTCTTCTCCGCCGTCCGACTCGCAGGGATTCTCGAGCATCGTCACGCCCGACTTGTGGGATCGGTTCACGACTCTCTACTATTCGAGGTTGAGTCGGCTGAGGTCAATAGGTACAGGGCGCTGGTACGCCAAGTTATGATGGACACGGGTGCCCTCCGTCGCGTGTACGGAGTCCGTATCGACGTGCCCATCGAGGTCGATGTGTCCGTGTCCCAGCACTGGAGTGAAGATGACTGACTGGTTCCTCAAGAGCATCAACCTCAACCACCTCACCAAGTTCACCTTCGACGAGTACTGCCCCAGCTCCCTTGCCCTCGGTGATTGGTACATCCGAGAGTACTACGTGAAGCCGATAAGGGAGGAACTAAATAAGCCCGTCCATCTATTCAACTTTGACGTATAATGTGAAAGGGGGTGAACTATGAAATCCAAGAGACGAGCATACGGATTGGTAATAGCCACACTTGCTATCCAACTACAATCACTCACTTCTACCATGAGGAGGTGGGAGGAGTTTGGAGATATCCTCGATGAGGACGAGAAGAAAGAAATAGAGAAGTTGGACGATGTTCTCTTCAAAGTGTCAGGAAGAATGCTGAATCTGTCCCACCACCTAAGGCCAGTCAATGCAAGTAAGTAACTCAAAGCTGCGCACCTACCGCCGGTGCCCCAACAAGTATAGATACAAGTACCCACTGAAACTTCGGCCCAAGGCGAGAGGGCCTGCGCTGGAACTAGGGAGCTGGCTGCACTCGCTGCTCCAAACGCACTACGACGGAGAGAGTTGGCTTGTTACACACAGACGACTTGTACGGGATTACGAGAACCTATGGGCTGAGGAGCGGGAAGTTCTTGGTGATCTTCCAGGGTCTGCCAACCGAATCATGCGTTCATATCTCCGTCGCTATAGGCGAGAGGACGACGCGCGTTACCGTGTCGTGGATTCCGAGATGGATGAGGTCGTCACCCTTCCCAACGGTCTACGTCTCAACATTATCGTGGACCTCATCGTCGAGGATAGGCTAGAAGGGGGGCTCTGGTTATGGGACCACAAGTTCCGATCAAAGCTGGGCGATCCCGACGATATGCTGCTGGACCCACAGCTCACACTGTATTACTGGGGGGCAGAACATATGGGTTATACCCCTCTCCGTGGGGCCCTCTACAACGAGGTCCGCACTACCCCGCCAAAAATACCGGAGATGACATCGAAAGGAAGACTGTCCCTCCGCAAAGATATAGACACTGACGTCTATACATACATGGAAGCTATACGAAATCACGGGCTCGATCCCTCTGACTACTCCGAAATACTCCAGCACATCGCAGTCCGAGAGCAGGACAAGTTCTTCAGGCGCACGCCCATACCGAAGGACCCACCCGTGCTGAAGACCGTGATGCACGAGCTCGTCGAGACGGCCCAAGAAATGCGGGACGCCGAGCGACGCGACCGTTACCCGCGCACGTTCGACATCTCCTGTAAGTTCCAATGCGATTACAAGGACCTGTGCATCGCCGAGCTACATGGAGCTGACATACATTCCATAATTGCCCAGAACTACGAGGTGAGCCATCGTGGCAAAGAAGACAGGCAGTAGGGCATCGAGAATCGCAGACGTAAGGAGCCGTATCATTCCCGTGAAACAAGCGACCCCACACGTCAAGGTACTACTGTACGGCAAAAACGGAAAGGGCAAGACGAGGACTGCAGCAACCGCCCCCCGTCCCCTCCTCATAGACATAAACGAGAAGGGAACCAAAAGCATCCGCAACTACCCAGACGTAGAGGTATTCCCTGCAGCCACGTGGGAAGACATACACTACGCGTACTGGTTCCTCCGCTCGGGGGAACACGAGTACGAGAGTGTGGTCATCGACACCATTACCATGATGCAGGACGTCTGTCTGAAACAAGTCCTAAGGGAGGCGGAGGACCGCGACCCTGCGAAGGACCCCGCCGTTGCATCCCAACGCGACTGGGGCAAGCTCGCTCAGCTGATGAAGACCCAGTTGCTGCAGTTCAGAAACTTACCCCTGCACCTGGTCCTTGTGGCTCAGGAGCGAAGCGTAGACAACGAAGAAGGAGAAACCGAACGAGTCCCTGATCTGTCCCCTGGGTCGCGCGCTACGGCCACAGCATGTGTCGACTTCATCGGACACATACGTACCAAGGAGGTCAGGGCAGTAAACAAAAAGACCAAACGTGAGACCAAGAAGTGGCGGACCCTCATGTTGATCGGTCCGCATGAGACATACCTAACCAAGGATCGGTCGGGCAACCTCGAACGCATCGTCGCTGACCCGACAGTTCCAAAGATAATCGACGCAGTCGAAGGAGAGTAGAATGGCTAAGCTGATTGCAGACTTCACCAACGTCGAGCAGGGCAGTGGTGGAGGAGGCGCACGCGTACCGGAGGGTGACTACCGCGTCAGGATCGACGACGTGAAAGTAGGCATCGCCAAATCCTCCGGTAACACCATGTTGATTTGGACCTACGAAATCACGGAGGGCAAGCACAAAGGAAAGAAGCTGAGCAAGGACTACACCACCCTCAACCCCGAGGCATTGTGGAAGCTAGACCGCCTCTTCCAAGCGATGGGTAGGACGTTGCCCAGAAAGAAGATTGATCTCACCCCTATCGTCAAAAAGCTGAGGGGCAAGGAACTGGGCGTCACGGTGACTGACGAAGAGTACACCAAAGACGGCTCGGAGAAAACGTACGTGTCGTCGAAGGTCTCAGAGTACATCGGTCTCGAGGACCTCGGCGTAAATGGAGAGGAGGAAGAGGACGAAGAGGATGAAGAGGAGGAGGCAAAACCAAAGGCTAAAAAGAAGAAAGGCAAGAAGAAGAAACAAGAAGAGGAGGAAGAGGACGAGGACGAGATAGAGGACCTTGACCTCGACGATATATGATCCACCCGATACTAGCAGTCTGGTGGGAAGTAGGTCCTGAGTGGTTGTGGCATCCGCTCGGTCAGTGTGCTGGCACGCACGCTGAAGTCGAACGGTGTAAGTCCTACAACTTCCACAGTGGAATCACGGGATCCCTTATCTACATCAGCCTGTTCATCAGTTTCATCTACACAGCCTACAAGTTCTACAGACACGTGGAATGTCATGTTGAAGCCCCGAAGAACTGCCGCCGCATTGGAAGGCCAGTGGCGGGAACGGGGCATAGGGCCTGTCGTCTTCACCACCCTCATGCTGAGGAGAAGGGGACGGGTATAACTGCGGAGGACATACTCCGCCACCATGAGGAGTCGGGAGCATGATAAACCAGCAGACGGTGAACGCGGAGCAGAAGAAGAAGATCCAAGAAGAAATAGACAAGACTCACAAACGCGGAGTGCAGACAGTACTCAAGATCGCAGAACTCACCCGCATCCTGAAAGCGCTAGAAGTAGCCAACAGAAAACGATGGGCGGAGCTCAAGGTTCTGAGACTCAAAGACACTCACACCGACTACACCATGTATGACACGGTCACAGTCAACACCGTGCCCTCCAACCCCACAGCTGTGGCTGGCTATGTAGGAGGTTGGTGGCCAACTTTCAGCGCCCTCGCCAAGCGGTTCCCTCGCGCCAAACACCTGTCCATCGCCGTCAACTCCCACGAGGACGCCGACTGCTTGGACATCGAGAACGGAGACGCATCGCCCGAAGCAGCAGGTACCTGGGCGAAGCGCCAGAAAAGTCTAGGCAAAAAACTAGTCGTCCTGTACTTCAGCGTGAGCAACAAACAAGCGGTAGAAAGGTCCATCACTGCCTCGGGTATCAAGCGGTCAGAGGTGAAGTTCTGGGGCGCTCACTACACCTTCGTCCCCCACAAGGAGTCAGGCTTCGATGCCATACAGTGGACCGACAAGGCGTTGGGCAGAAACCTCGACGCAAGCCTCTGCAACTGGAACTTCCTGGTAGCATGACTCTCCTAGATACACTACGCTCGTGGTGGCCTAAGCCCCCACCGCGTGCGCTCACCGACGACGAGGCTGCAGCAAACCTACGACTCAACGACGAGGAGAAAGTTCATCTCGCACATGTGGAGAACATAGCTGCGATAGAGCCGACCTTCTTCAACTACGACCATGACTGAGGCGCAGATAGTACAGCGGATCCTCCGCGCCCTCAACCGCGACCGTCAGGTACGGGCGACAAAGGTACATGGAGGGCCCAATCAGACCACAATGCTGGACATAGTCGTCTGTGCGTACGGTCGCTACATCGAGCTAGAGGTCAAGAGACCGGGAAAGGAGAGGACTCTCACGGAGAGACAGAAACTTAGGATGCAACGGGTTGCCGAAGCGGGCGGGCGAACGGCATTAGTCACTTCAGTCCCCCAGGCTTTGGAGGTAGTCTATGAGTAGGAAGAACATCAAAAAAGCACAGAAGACTCGGTCGCAGATAGCAAGGGTTTTCGAGGCGGTTGCGCACGAACGCGTATCAGCAACTGACGTCTTACGGACGCCCCCTAGCTGCCTAAATCGCTTGCTCATTTACGATGTGCTGCGACGTATGCCCAGCTTGGGCAAGGACGGAGCTGAGAACGTGTTGAAGGCCTCGCGAGTGTGGCCTTTGACGCGGGTGGGCAACCTCACCCCCGAGGAGAAAAGCGCAATCATCTCGCACCTTCCTCCTAGGGTGAGGGAAATGTATCCTGTCACTTCGCGTAGTCTATGAGGACCTGAATAGGACCCCTTTTCTCAGTTCCTTTGAGGGAGAATGCTTCGGCCATTTCTTTGATTCTTTTTTCCACTTCAGCTTCAGTTTCCCCTGTTTCTTCGATCTTCATGTCTACGTGAGCTGTGTAGTTGACGGGATCCATCTATGCTCCTTCCGGTGGTTTGACTCCTGCCTTCGCGAGTCCTCGCGAAACCTTATACGCGACGGCCGCGGCGGCCACAACTGCGGTGCGGACTTCTGGGTTGCCCGTGGGGAGCAGATTCAGCGAAGCTGTGAGAACTATGCCCACAAAGACCCAGAACTCAGAAGTCACATAGAACGGCTTCGTCTCCCCGTTGTGAGTCAGTTTCTTCAGGAATTCCTCTAGCATATTCACCTCCCCCTAGAACTTGACGCTTATGAGTAGACCGATTATAGCCACGAGGAGTATACCTGTGGATATTAGGAGTTGCCTAGTTGAGACTGCGTGCTTGGCCACATGGGCCGCGTGCCTCTCGGTTGCCTCAGCAGCCGACACGAACTTGATGAACAACTCATTGAGTTTCTGAAGATCCTCTTTCAACTCATGTAGTCCCTTCCGTTGGTCTTCCATTTCTCTGTCTTTACGGCCCTCCTCCTTCTCCAACGCCTCTATCGCGTGCGTCACATGTAGGACTGCCTTTTCGAGGTCGTCCATCAGGCGTTCCTGCCACCGATCAAGGGTCCTATCTGACTGCCTGCCGTCATGCCACCAGGCGGCCAGAACCCTATCTCAAACCAACCAGGCGTCCTAGCGTTACCCTCCCGTTCTGTACCGAACCCCGTCTTGCTGATGATCTGTCCAGCGTTGAACTTCTCACCCGCCCGCAAGACCGAGTGCGTGTGGCCTATGTATACTTCTCGCCCCGCGAGGGGCCCCGACGTGAACTTGACCACGGGGTAGTTGTAACCGAAGCCGCCGGGATTGTCCTTCGTCATCAGCACAACACCGTTGCCCGGCGCGATGATCGGACCGCCTGGGTTGGTCGCTCCATCCTGCCCCTGATCCCACCGTCCCATAGTGAGTTTGGCCGACGCAGGCAGGAAGCCCCCCAGCTTCGTCGGTCCTTGATGCACCATCCCTGGCAGGTTGGCCGGGGGCGGTTCGCCATTTGGCGGTTGGCGGATGGCGGATTCCTGGTCGAACTTGTCAGCCATTAGTTCCCAGTTTTTCTGGACTAGGTCGCCTGTTGACCCTTCGTATCCTTCAGGCGGTTTGGGTACTTCTTCGGGTAGAGGTTCAGGTATGCGCTCACCTTCCTGCACCCGCTGTTCCATGCCCTGAGGCATGACGGGGTTGAGCTTAGCGGCTTCGAACTGTGGACCTTCTTCGGGTTTTTCCGTGCTTTCCTGACCGACTAGCCCCAGCGCGCGGAAGAGATTGAAGCGAGGGGCACCCTGTTTTTCCGCTTCAACCTGTTCCTTGCCCGAGGTTCGGCCGACCTGCCGCAACGCTGCGTTCTTGAGTAGTTCCCTGTCCCCTGATAGTTGTCCGTACAACGACCTCAAGTCATTGCCGCCGTTGTACCCGGACGACGCCCAGCCAGACGTAGCGATGGCGTGGATCTCTGCGTTTGCCCCCTGCCCCGCAGCGTGGAGGATGTTCATTATGCCCGAGGCAGGCCTCCCATATTCCCGCGAGATCTGTCCACGTCCCCTCATCCATTCCGCCGAGGCACGGGCGGCAGATTCAGGGTTGCGCCACACGCCACTGTGAGCACCAGACGCATCCCCCGTGTCTGTCCTAGCTATGTTGAGCCAGTTGTGGTAGCCTTTGCCTTCGTAGTTCCTCGCTGCGCTTCCGCTCTGCTCAGCAAGCAACCACGATCCTACTACTCGTGGATCGAGTCCAGTTTCACGTCCGAAGACTGAGGCGAATCGAGATTGACCGGGAGTCAGGAGGCTCATTCTTCAAGTTTCTGCTGTTCTTTCCTGATGGTTTTAGGATTCTTCCTTGTAGCTTCAGCTAGATTCTTCAGGAAGTTGGCTTGGTATTTACCCAGGTTGTATGTTCTCATCTGCGCCCCGAACTCCTGCTCCAACGCGGACAGCAGGTTGCCCCCACGCCGTGTGGTCGGCTGTACCCCTATGGGCTGCTCGTGCAGCAGCGGGATGGATTCCGGGAAGACTGGGTTCCCGCCAGTTAGCCCCAGCTCGACAGCTCGGACCTCCGGGAAACTGCGTGCAAACGTCCCAAAGGCACGCTGTAGGGGGTTGGCCTGGAATGGGCCTTCGAGTTCCTCTCCAGTTCTCACGTTGAAGAGGGTTCCAAATCGGTCTGCTTCTATGCCCGTGCGCGGGTCGATCCTCTCGCTCTGCCCCGTCAGGGGGTTGATGCCATACCCCGCCATCACAGACTGCAAGATCGGTGACATCTGTCCCATTCTGACTGCACCCTGCAACATGCCCTGCCGCCCGAGAGGATTCATCACGTCCGCCATCGGGTTGAGGCCGTAGAGATTGATGTACTTGACCGCGGTGGGGTTAGCATGCGAGAGCCACAGGGCCGACTCGAGGTAGGGCGGTATCGGACCAAGGTTGTTTTCCTGCCACTCGTTGCCAATGTTGCCCAGCATGTGGAAGGCCTCCGCGCGGCCGGGATAGTTGAAAGGTAGTTTCCACACAAACTTGGAGATGAACTTGTACCAACCCCAGAAGGGCAACCCGAACTTGATAAGCTTCCTCTCCCACGGTGACATCTCCCCAAACGTGTAACTGACCTGGGACAGCTGGTCGAAGACGTTCTCGATCAGACCTGGATATTTGAGAACCTCGCGCTGGAACGCGGGGTCGAGCACGGCATCTATGTTCTTTGAGTTCATAAAGCCGCCTGGGTGGTCGAACGCCGTGCCCAGCTCAGCCATGCGCTGTTTAGCCTCTACGTCTAGCTTGCGCAGAAAGATGGCACGTCGTTGCCAGTTAGTCTGGGTGTGTACGGCGCTACCGATGAGCTTGGCCATGGGGTTCTGGCGTAGTTTCATCTGCCCCGTGTCGGCCATCTCGCGGATCATGCCGCCCTGGTTGACGGCGTACGGTAGAGGCTGGGGATTGAGCACCCTGTCGCCTGCACCATTGAACTGCTCCATCGCAGAGAGGGACTCCTCCGTCGGCTTGTTTGCCTCGGAGAAGTAGCGGTTGGCCTGGACCCAGTACGTGGGATTCATGGTGCCGTCGATAAGGGCGATCAGACCATGACCTATGGACGTCCTCATCATCCACGCGGGCATCATAGTCAGCTGCATGTACTTCCAACGCGACAAGACGTAGGACTCCACACGCGCGATGCCCGTGCCCATTTCGGCCACCTGGCGGTGTTTCATTATGGTGTCCACAAAGGTACGAGGAACAGCCACGCCCTGCCCGAACCTCTTGCCGCTCATGCCTGCCTTCTGAGTCATGCCGCTGACCAGACGCTGCGCTGACTCCTCAGCGTACTCCTCCATCTGACGCATAGCCTCCTCGGGGGAGGCATCGGGGTTGGAGGTGAACACGTCAGCCATGTCTCGCTGGAGCTGAACGTCCTCGTTGAAGAAGTCCCTCCAGACATTGACGGGAAGGAACTGATATTTGGCGGCTAGGGGCCCTAGCGCTACGTTCATGTCCCCTTCGTTGTCGAAGATCCTCACAGTCCCGTCTGTAGTTTTGACAGCTATCTTGTCTATCATCTGGTCGTTGAGTTTGTTACCGAGGATCCCACGATAGACGTTGTACGCGTTCCGCGCTATCATCTCTGGATCCATCCTCATGGAACCATTCATAAACGCGGTGTATGCAGCGTCGTGAGAGAAGCCAAGGGGCTGGCCTATGGCCACGTTGTAGGCTGTGATGTTGCGTGGTCTGAACGGCCGCTTCATCGTGTAGTAGTCCGGTAGCTCCTCACCCTTGCGGTCGAGGGGCGTGGGCCTTATCAGCCGCCTCAGCAACCCTCCCGGCTGCACTCCGAAATGTGCGCCCACGTCAGCGGAGACAGACGGGACATACGTGGGTATTATCTCGCTGCCGGGCCCACCCAGCGGGACGCCCCTAGCTAACGCCTGTGCCTGCTCGGGCTCCATCCCGAAGCGATGCTGGAATGCAGTAGCTATCTTTTGGTACAGCGTGTTCCCAGCGATGTAGCCGGGTTTTTCTTGCCTGTCGAGCTGAGACTCACCATTCGCCCTGTCCTCCTTGAAGGAGTCAATGGCTTCCTGGATGGTTTTGGCGACAGCTGGCTTGTCGGGTATATAGAGTCCGCGCGCAAGGTCCATTGCCGACGGTATCACCTCAGCGGTCTCGCGTCCCATAAGCGAATCCTGTATTGCCTGAAGACCTCTTGCGAAGGGTGCGTGCGCCTGCGCCCACGCGGGTAGTTCGTGGCGCATTTCCTCGACAGTCTTATCTTCTAGTGCTTTCCTACGTCCGAACGCCCCCGACTCCTCGTGGATCGTAGGATTGAGTCGCTCTTCGGCGATGGTTGCTAAGTGGACGTTCACCCTCCGCAGCTGATACGCGGCCTCCTTCATATCGTCGGTGGGATTCTCGATCAGCGCGCGGAACCTGTCGTCCTGAAATAGCTTGTTGGCCCGATACTGGGCTGCCTGCATCTCGGTAGCATTCTGCACGGGCCCATCCACGTCCTCGCCTTTGCGGAGTAACTCGGCGTAGTTGTCGAGCCTATCGAGGTTATCTATGCCCATCGCGTGTAGCAGCATAGCGGCGTGCTGCATGTCCCCAGCGGCGGGGTTGTCGGCCTTCGCTTTCATCCGTTCCACAGTCTCGAGAAAGTCTTTGACGGGTCCGTTGGCGAAGGCCTCGTTCACGCCCGCCTGCTGCTGTGCCCGTGCGCGGTTGATTATCCTCCGCCCAAACAGGTTCCCATAGAACTCCTCTACGTTGCCTGCCTGCCTGCCTGGCACAGGTAAGCGCTTGGCTTTTGACAGAACGTAGTCGAAGGGTTTCTGTACCGCGTACTTGACGAACGGCGCTGTGGCCTTATAGTAACGTGGCACCTCAGCTGCCTTGACAGTATTGAGATCCACGTTAGGGTTGAGTGCCTTGAGTGCTTCGATGTTCTTCTCCGTCATGCCAGGCGACAGGGTCACGGGTGCCCTACCCTCAACCGACCCCAGTCTAGATACCTTGGCCGCTGCGCGGGCGACTCCCGAGGCCTCTGCCCCCGGGAACGTCTCTGCCGCCCGCGACACCGCACCTGCGCCCTTTGCTACCCCGCCAAGAGCTGGAGATGCGATGGCGGCCAAGTTCAGTAGAGCGCCCAGTGGGTGCTGGGTCGGGTGGGCGATTTCGTGACCCGCCAGCTTGATCTGTTTGACTAGCTTGTTGCCCTGTTCTTCCT